CGGCACTTCTCCACGAATATGTGTAACCAAGATGTCACCTTCAACGTATGAGGGTAAATTATCTTTTTGCATCTCGCCATAAGGGAAGAAGCAAAAGCTAGCTTGACCCACACTCGCACGTCCGTTTCTAGTAAATACAGTGACGTTCTCATTCTTGATAGCATTTTCCTGAGTAAAGTATTCAAAAAATGATTCTCCTTTGCGTGTAGCCTCGTGATTGCCTGGAATAATAAATGTAGGAATTGTGACTGAATTGATATAGCTTAAAAACAGACAGATTTCATCTGGTTCGGGTTTCTTATCGAAGATGTCACCAGCTATAATATGTACATCACAACGTTGTTCAAGGGCAATTAGCTTACGAAACATGCTTTTGAATCGTTGCTCTTGCCAAGCATATGGAACCTTTTTCTTGTGTAGTATTATGTGCCAATCAGCACTACATAAAATTTTTGTCATTGACCTTGCCTGTAAAATATGTTAAAAATGTTGAGTAGCAATTGAAAAAACAACAACGCAGTTGAAAAGCTGTTGAACAAGAGTCGAACAACCATTCAAAGCGTGTTTCGTAGAAACGCAGTGCGGAAACGGAGTTTCCCAGCCTACGTCACATCTACGTTTGCATTAGATCCAGGAGATTTCTGTGATATAAGCTGACTTACGTCACCCTCAAACGTATAACTCCCAACATGATTTAGTTTTGTAGATAAATCTACCCAAATCTCTCCACCCATTTTTTGAAGTCTACGACAAAAAGTATAATCTTCTGATAAATATCTGTTGTCCTCGGGGTCATGTATAGTATCAAAAAATGAATAACAGTACTGATTAAATTTAGGATCAATATTAGAGTCATTTTTATAGTGTAACTCAGGATAGTGACTTCTCATCCTATCAAAAACTTTCTTCTTAATACAGAAAAAACCTGTTGAAGCATCAAGAACCTCTACTGCACCGTTTTCTAATCTTACTTGACCTGTTTTATTATTTATGTACTTAAAATTAAGAGCGTACTGCACAGGTAAAGCTTTTTTAGGGTATGCTCCTGCTACGATATCTTTATCGTATGCAAGGGCTCTTAGTATAGAATCGGGATCAAACTCGATATCAGAATCAATAAAAAATAAATGAGTACAATCACTCTCCATAAACATTGCTGATAGTATGTTTCTTGCTCTTGTTACTAGTGATTCATTTCTGAGAGTTGTAACTCTAAATTGAATACCGTGTTTCATTAACATTTGCGTAGTGCGAAACATACTTAAAAAATACTGATCTGTTAGCATTCCTCCATAGCAGGGAGTTGCAAAAAAGATATTATGATTTCTTAACATATCAATATCTATCTTTGCACTATTTTTACCTATATCTTTAAAAGCTCCAAAATCCTTTGGAGCTTTTTCGCTTGAGTCAGCTGTCTTTATTAGATCACTGATTGACTTCTTCATTATGCTAAGTCCTCAACTGATTCATCAATTGCTTTAAACTCATCACTAACATCACTAGCAAAAAATGCAGTATTTTGTAATAACCATTCTTTTTGCTCATCATAAGTTTGACGTTTATATATTCTGTCTAGCTCAAAAAGTTCTAACCCTTTTTCTTCTTCTGTTACTGCTGAATTACTTCTAGCAGGTACTACAGTGTACTTAACATTTTGTGGAAGAGGCCCAGTCTTTTCTTTTTTAACTGTAAGATCATAACCCATTTCACTATCAGCAGGATTACCGTACTCTGGATTTGATGCGTAATCTACGACTTGTGAGTATATAGTTGATCTAAGATCAAATAGTTTGATCTTACCGTCTGTTCTATCTATAACATTACAGACGTATGAAAATTGAGGTTTATCAGAATAGATAGAACTATCTATTTCTTTAAAAGGGTCTTGAGCATTATTATCAAATGCTTCTGTCTCTCTCAAAAATGATAAACATTCAACAGGCATTTTTTTGCCTTCTGTAGTAACTACCCAATAACAATATCTAGGCATGACGTCACCAATTAGTCTTATTTTTGTATCACCTATTGGAAGTGTTAATCTTTCGATCTCTTTTCTATTTGATGATCCTGTGTTTTGTTTTCCTTTTGCTTTGTCCCAAGCTACCATTGTATCCTCCTTGTATGAACGTTGGTTCTTCTGTTTAGGATTCTCCTTGCGGAGACTCGTATGTAAATTTAATTTTATCTTTTGTTACTTCTAAAAATGGGTTGTAGGCTACGTTACCAAATAATACTCGTGGCACAAAATTTCTGACATCGTCGAGTGGTCGCATGGCCAATGCTCGCAAGTACAACGCTTTTTGTCTTGCTGATACTCTTGCAAATAAGAACTTATCGTAAGTAAAATAGCTTTGAATTTCTTTAGTCTTAACATTAATTTTAACCTTTTTATCCTTAGTTGCTATTAGATAGTTTTTTCTAAATAAAAACTGAGGTATATGATTTATATTTAATTTTTTTATCATATATTGAGATGTTGAAACATTATAACCTGGACTTAGACCATAAGTCAAGATAATTATTCCAGCAGGGTCTCCACGTGCCTTTACACGTAGTTCATCCCAATTAAAGTATGTAATAGCCACGTTGTTGATACCACTGAAGTCTTTTTGTTTGTTGTCTAGCTACTATCGGTCCACTTAACCAAAAGTCTATGACTAGAGGAACCTGCTTTTCAGGATGCTCTCTAATTATTCTACCTATTCTTTGTTCTAGTTTTATAGGATTATTGTTAGGGCAAGTAATAATAAGAGTATCCAAGCGATGACAACTAATCCCTTCATCGAATAGCTTTGTTGATAACACGGCTTTGTATTTTCCTCCAACATTTTGAAGAACGTCTTTTCTAGTTGATTCATCTGTTTCTCCTATTAAACACACACTATCAGTAATCATTGCTTGTAAGTCTTTTAACATCTGTACTCGTTCGCCAAGTATTAATGGACAACGTTTTGTAGCTATCATATGATTTGCCATTTTTGCGATAGCTTTCAAGTAATCTTTGTTAGAACAGAGTTTGTTCAACTGGCGCGACCAATCTCTTTTTGGATCAATTACAGGAAACCTAACATCTGTTCTTTTAATTAAAATCATAGGGTCTTGTAATTTTCTTGGGTCTCTCGCAGTTACCATAAAACTGGTAAAGTAATCAGCCAGAAATACGTGTTTACCATCTTTTCTTTTGGGTGTAGCACTAATACCTATTTTCACCTTAGCATTCAAATTATTTAGTGCTGTACTAAATAATTCTGCTGGACATAGATGTGCTTCATCTACTAATATTAAAGAAAACGTATCCCTTATTTGCTTTAAATTATTGTATACACTTTTGTAAATACCAACAGTTATATCTTGTATGTCTAACAACCCATCACCAATTTTACCTATTGGTACTCCTGGTACTTGTCTCTCTAATTCTTCTATCCATTGTCTGAATAATAACTTTGTATGCACCATTACAAGGGTTGTAACATTATTTCTTGATATAATTTCTACACCTGTAAAAGTTTTTCCCCACCCACAAGGTGCCTGAATAATTCCACTTCTAGCTCTACCTTTTGTGTGAAATTTATCAACAAGCTCTTTTTGTTCCCATCTTAACTTACCTACAAAAGATAAGTCTTTTTTAGCAGGAGTGTATATTCGTTTATCAAGTACAGACTCGTATGATAGTTTTCCAAAACTATTTGATGGAAGTATAAAGTGTGTGTCTGTCTCATCATAGGTCTGTAGAATAGCATCGCCAGTATCATAGGTAAATAAAGACACTAACTCATCTTCATTAAAGACTTCTTCTTTCTTAATGTAAATTTTATCAGAAATAACAATCTTACCTACTTTAGTTTTCTTCATTTGTAAATCCTTTTATAAACCATTTCTTATCAACCATTATTAAGTCTGCAAATAAATTATCAGTATTGAAGTCTAGGTCTTGTGTAGTTTTGATTTGAAATGGGTAAGATATATACTTTACCCATATAAAATTTTTGTTTGTTCTTACGATTTTTCTTCTTGTATTTTTATTTGTATTAAATGATGGAATTTCATGTATTTTTGCATTTGAATCAACTCCCCACCTACTACTACTTAATATAAGATCTTGTAGATTTCCACAAGTGTAATCAAAGGCTACTCGATATTCTAACTGAAGAAGTCTAGTAAAGTAATCACCACCGTAAGATCTATCATCAAGTGTTTCCCAACTACTTGATTCTGTCTTTTTTATTCTTATTTGGTGTGTTGTATAAGCTATATCAAAAGGTTTTTTAGGTAACGTAAATATAGGGTATTCTATTATTTGAGTATTAGGATACATTATATGTTTCTTTCACAACAAATACATTCCAGTCTGGGTGCTCATTAGACATTATAGATGCCTTTTTTTCTAACTCTTTTCTATTATCACTATATTCATGTATATATGTTTTTCTATTTGGAGCTTTTACTACTAATTTATACTCTATTTTCATTCGACACTACCAATCATTACTAATATTGCAATATAGAAAAATGCAAATACAAAAACTGGTGCCGCATTT